CTCACACTCTAAAAGTTTATCATCACCTCCTGCAAGAAGTAATTTGTACATCATAGCTATACCAGTACCTTCTTTGTCTATCTTCATATAAGCTTCAGTAACAGAAACTTTTTTCATAGATGGGTCAGCCATATGCTCTTCTTCATCTTGCTCATAGCCTTTGCGTTCAAACGCTTCTGAATCTGTATAAGTATCATCTGAACTTAAACCTGATAAATTAGATATTTCTTCAAAGTCATATCCCATTTGTACTAAATCACTAACTCTCATTTCGGTACGATGAGCTACAATGTGTGCATCACCTACACTTTTAGCGTTTCTATCTACAATAAATTCTTCAGGTGGTACAGATTCCATTTGTAGGCTACCTGTTTTCTTTTCATGACTTACTTTTAACACATGCATTGGTACTTCTGTTTCTATACCTAACTCATCTATTTCCATTTCTATTTCAGTTGTATGCTCTAAAACTGTTACGTTTTCATCATTAACAATGGCATACATTTCTTCTTCAGTTACGTTTGTGTATGAGTGTATTTCAGCTTCTGTGTTGTCTTCCCACCATATTTTAATAACACCTGTTTTTTTGACTAATGCATCATGTATAGCATCGTTTAATAATCTGTAACCATCTAATTGCTGAAACTTCCAATGTGCAAATTTAGTTGCTTGTTCTGCTCCTACTACATCTTCTTGACTCGATGGCACATACTCTACTGGGTTCTCTGATGACAAGAAAACACGCATTAAACTTGGTTTTATAGCACGTATTGTGTCTCTAACTTTAGTAGCCACTATCTTAGAACGTCCGTCTTCTTGTCCAATGTCTACTTCACCTTCAAAGTAACGCTGTGACTTAATTCTGTCTTCAGCTATTTCGCTTTCAACAAATGATATTGCAGAGTCTAAAGCATCTTTGGCTATGCCTTGTACGTCATCATCTGTCATTGCTTTTAGTTCTGCCATCTATTACTCCTTGAAGCCTGTTATAAGTGGAAATGCGTTTTGTGATGCTAAACCTAGTAAACCTTCTATGCCTGATGCACCTGCTGGGTCAAATTGTTGGTTAACTTCACTACCTGCTGTTTTAGCTCGTAAATCTCCACCTGCTTGTGATAATGCCATAATCATATCATCTAATGTTCTCATAAACAAACCCATTGAGCTATCATCAATTAGAGCTTTTTCTAATGCTTTATAGTTTTCAGGATTTGTCGTAATAATATCAACATATTCTTTAGCAACTTCATCTGATATGCCCATTTTTCTTTTCATATATTGAATTGCACCATCTGCTACTGCTACCATTATTCCACCTTCTCTACCACCTGATGCACCTGCTATTCTTGACATTTGTATTTTATCAGCAGTCTGTGAACCAAATTGCCCTTGTAATGTTGGACTAACTTTAGCCGCATTAGATGCAACACCTAATTTTTGCATTAATGGTGCTAATGTTTCTTCAGGTACTACTTGTGTAATAATATTATTTAGCAACGTAGAGTCATCTGCCATTTCTTTAATTGATTGATAACCTTTTTTGTTTTTTAGTGCCTGTGTAATTCCAATACGTAATGCGTTCATAACACCCGGTGTATCACCAAAAGCCTCAATGAACAGTTGTACATCTTCAGGAGAGTTGCCTCTCTTTTGATTTAATAAACCTAATCCATATTCGTAAGCTTCACGACCTTTACGAACTACTCTAGCTTGTTCTCTAACAGCAGTTAAACCCGGACTTAATTTATCTAATTTATCTCTAATTGCTGTTTCTAGTGCTTGAATGTTGCTACCTGCTGTGCCTTTACCTGACTTATTCAAGTCATAAGCAACTTCACCTAATGCCCTACGTATAACTTCAGCATCTTCTAATGATGGTTGTCGTAACATACGTACAACACCATTTTTGTTTTTAGCAAACAATGGAACTAAACTGCCTGATGAGCTGTATATTTGCTCAATAGCTTCGTAGACACCTGTTCCTTTCATCTGTCCTGCTTGGAGCAAATCGTTAACAATGCCATCACCCATACCTTTAACTAAATTTGGGTTGCCACCCTTTTTACCAAAGACT